AAATCAGATTTTGTAGATCAAATGTGTATAGGTTATAATAGAAACTACGGTTGGAAAACAGCTTATGCATCACCAGAAAATAAACCTAATTTCTTACATGCTCACAAGCTAATACGTAAGACATGGGAAGGTATGCCAACTAAAGATGATATTGGTACAGCTAAATGGAAACAAGTTACTGATCACGTTAATGATAATTATTTCTTCATTGATATGGATAGATACACGTTAGAAGAAGTATTAAAAAAAGGTGGTGAGCTTGTTAAGCGTAAAGGTATTAAATGTTTAGTTATAGATCCTTTTAATAAAATTAGAGATATTGACTGTAAGACTGAAGATGTTAATCGTTATACTATGGAGTACTTAACTAAGATCGAAACGTTTGCTAAAAAATATGATGTATTAGTAATTGTTGTAGCACACCCTACAAAGATGTACCGTGATAAAGAAGGTAAGATTGAAGAGCCAACGATGTACAGTATTAAAGGTGGTGGCGAATGGTACGATGCTAGTTACCATGGTTTATTAGTTCACAGAGATTATGAAGCTCAAACTGTTAAAGCTAAAGTATTAAAAGTTAAGTTTCAAAACTTAGGTGAAAACCAAGCTGAAGCTCATTTTAATTGGGAGCCAAAGTCAGGTAGTTACATACCGTTAGTAACTGATTCAGCTTCAGTTGGACCACTACCATGGGAAAGTTAAAAGTTGCACATGGTGTATATCCTGCTCACACTAGAGCTGATGATGAATTAAAATCATATACTTGGTGTTTTAGCAATGGTATAAAAATAGGACCAGTTCCTCTTTGGGGAAATGATTACCACAAATGGACAGTAGAAATAACAATGAACGGTAAAAAACATACTGATCCAGCTAAATATGAGCGAGATAGTATTATGCACAAAGTGTACGAGTACTGCGATTATTACTATAATAAATATAATAAAGATGGAGAATAGATTTAAAAATGCAAATGAAGTTTTCAAGTATTACAAATGGGTAATAAAAGATCATGGCGTTAAGTTTGACAACACACGAGCTTTATTTAATATTGGATTTGAAATAGAAGATCCAATGGATAATTTGATTGAAGATGAAGATCGTAATTGGAAATTAGATTATGCTGAAGCTGAATGGCAATGGTATTTATCTGGTGATAACAATATAAACAAATTAGGAGAACTATATGGTAAAGTTCCTGAAATATGGAAACGTATGGCTGATAAAGAAGGTTTTGTTAATTCTAATTATGGTTGGCAATGGGAAAGAAATGATCAACTTGATTATGTTATAGATTTATTAAAACACAATCCTAAAACTAGACAAGCTGCGATATCTATATACGATCGTAAAGAAGGGTACATGTATGACAACGATACTCCATGCACTTATGCTATACAGTTTACGATACTAAATGATAAGCTCAATATGTGTGTTACGATGCGTTCTAATGACCTCTGGTACGGTTTCTGCAACGATCAATACTGTTTCTCTAAGTTACAGGAATTGGTTGCTATAAAGACAGATTTATCAATAGGTAATTATTACCATTTTGCACACAACCTACATCTTTACGATAATATAATTGAAAAGTTATGATAGATAAGTATATAATATATCACATACCAGGTAAAAAGATCGGTGTTACAAACGATTTGTATAATCGAGTTGAACAACAACAAGGTTATGAGGTAGGTGAGTATGAAGTTCTTGAATCATCTGATGATATAGATTATATATCTAAACGTGAAATAGAACTTCAAAAAGAGTATGGTTATAAAGTTGATATTATTCCATATAATAAACTGAGTGTTAATTTAAAATTAAAGAATATGAAGATAAACGTTACGGAACAAACTACTACGTTTCCGTGCCCTGTCAACAAACTTAAAGGTCAGTTGATGGATAATCTTGAAATGCGCTGGGATACAGAGCATGGAAGTGTTTATTTAGATAAAGATCTAGCTATGTGGATAGAGAAGAACGCTAAGACATCTATGTTTAATGATAATAGGTGTTATGTTTATAACAAGGCTATGATTAAGTATTTAGACCATAAAAGATATAAAAATGAAATCGATGAACTTCCATTTAAAGAAGATGATTGTTGTCAAAGTGATACACCTTCAGTATTTGACTTAATTAGATTTTGGGCTGAGGATAAAGGCATATATGCTAAAGGTGATCCTAAAACTCAATATATCAAATTAATGGAAGAAGCTGGCGAAGTTGGTAGAGCTATATTAAAACAAGATAAACCAGAAGTTAAAGATGGCATAGGTGACATGGTTGTTGTGTTAACTAATCTAGCAGAACTTTGTGACATGTCAATAGAAGAATGTGTTGAGTCAGCTTATGATGTTATAAGTAAGAGAACTGGTAAAATGAAAAACGGAACATTTGTAAAAGATTAATATATGAGTAGTAGAGAAATAATGGATGCACAAGGGTTGAGTCAAGCTCTCAACGGTTTAAACGGAGAGTTTAGAGATCCTGTTGTAAAACGTGTTGTTAATAAGTTTAAACAAAGGTCTGATGAAGGCTATAAAAAATACGGCACGACTCTTCATGAAGAGCGAACAACAAAAGTAAAAGGTTTGATGAAGTACTTAATTGATATTCAAGAAGAACTAATGGATGCAATTTTGTATATACAAACAGCACAGGAAGAACTTAAAGATATGTTAGATGAAAAGAAAACGTAAAAATAAAGGTCCTGTAAGATCAAAGAAGGTTGTGTTTGATGGCATAACCTTCGCTTCTGGTCTTGAAAGATATATGTATCAAGTTTTAAAGAAAGCTAAAGTAAAAGCTGATTATGAAGGTGAAACATATACTTTAATAGATGGTTTTAATTTCGATAATAAAAGTCATGAAAGACAATCCAATGGTAAAGGAGATTTTGTTAATAGAGGTAATAAGAAAATATTACCAATAAAATACACTCCAGACTTTGTAGGAAAAGATTTTGTTATTGAATGTAAAGGCAGAGCTAATGAAAGTTTCCCAATGAGATGGAAATTATTCAAAAGGTTCATTAATAGATGTTATCCACATGTAACTTTATATAAGCCTCAAAACCAGAAAGAGTGTGATAAAGTAATAGAGTTAATAACTAAAAACAAATAATATGAATTGGGAATTTAGTGTAGGATTTTATCCTGGTTTACTTTTTGGTTTCAGAAGTTACACAGAAAATAAACAAAACAATCACGTATTATATCTACCATTTGTAGATTTTTGCTTAACAATATTTAATAAGAAAAAGAGAAAATAATAATGAAAGAAATTAATAGTAACATTTTATCTGATATCACTGTTCATATGAAATATGCTAAATATATTCCTGAGCTACAACGTAGAGAAACTTGGGAAGAATTAGTAGATAGAAATATGGCCATGCATATTAAGAAGTACCCGGAGTTGGAGGTTGAAATAAGAAAAGCATATAGTTACGTATTTACAAAACAAATACTACCATCTATGAGAAGTTTACAATTTGCTGGAAAACCAATTGAAATATCTCCTAATAGATTATACAATTGCTCTTATTTACCTGTTGATAGCTTAGACGCGTTCAACGAGATAATGTTTCTATTGTTATCAGGATGTGGAGTTGGATATTCAGTTCAACAGCACCATATAAAACAATTACCATTTTTAATGAAGCCTTTTAAAAATAGAACTAGAAGATTCGTTATAGGTGATTCAATTGAAGGTTGGTCTGATGCTGTTAAAGTGTTAATGAGATCTTATCTTGGAGAAAAAAGATCTTCAAGAATAATATTTGATTATACTGACATCAGACCTAAAGGTGCTAGGCTAGTGACATCAGGTGGTAAAGCACCTGGTCCACAGCCTCTGAAAGAGTGTTTAATTAAAATTGAAGGCATCCTTGAATCTAAAGATGATGGATCAATATTAACATCATTAGAAGTACACGATATCGTTTGTCATATAGCTGATGCTGTATTAGCTGGTGGTATTAG